GGAGTACGGAGGTAACTGCTCTCTTATAGCGGTCCTCGATTAGAGGAGCCTCGCCATGGTTAAGAACAGGAGACCACTTTTCCTGGAGATGTTCTGCGTTAAACATTGTATCTCCGATGTTTGATAGAAAATGTGTTTGTTAATTATTTAGTGAATCACTGATTCCAGCGGTTCATAGCATTGAGGTACTGTGCCATTGCTGGTGATACTTCTTCTGCTTCTACTGGAGTTTCATCAGCAACTTCGCTGACTTTAGGAGCACCTTCTTTAGGGAAGTATGATTCCTTGAGTTGATTTACTTTCTTAGAATACTCTTCCTCAGAAGTAAATTCAATTCCTTCAGCAAGAGATGCTAGTTTGTCTTTATGAGTGTCTACTAGATCCTCGGAAATTTGCTTTACGATGATTTGTTTAGCAGACTCGTTAAGACGATTTTGAAGTTCAATATTAGCCTTAACCTGTTCGTTGAGGCGTTCTTCCATTTTACAAAGATCTTCAGTTACACCTTCGAGAACGTCAATTTTCTCGTCGGGAATATTAATATAGTGCTCTTCAAAGAGACTCTTCAGACCAGTAATGAAGTCTTCAGTAATCTCGTTTTTGATGCCACGGTCAACAGCAACTTGATTTTCCTCAAGCCACTTAGTGACAGCGTAGTTAACGGTGCCGTTAACATCTTCAGCAAGTTCTGCTTTTACAGATGCTACTTGCTCGGCAAGTTGTTCAGCATACTGCTCTTCGAGTTTTGCCCACTCTTCAGTGAGTTTTGACTTAACAGCAGCTTCAAAGATTGTTTTTGCTTTTTCAGCAAACTCTTCTGATAGTTCCGTGCCCTCGGTGAGAGCAGCAATATCAGCAGATACATCGAGTTGTTCAAACTTGGGTTTGATAGGATAGGTTACACTACCGCCCATCTTAGTACCGTAGGCAATTTCTGCTCCGAATGAAGGGGCAGTACCGTTAGGTAGATCCGTATTAGAAGCACCACGATTAGGTTCGCCAGAAATGCCACCCGAAATAGGAGCAGCAGCCTTAGCACCAGGATTCTCATCACCATCCTCATCATGTTCATGAGGGGTGGTGGTTACGCTGTTAACTTCTTGGGGTGCTTTTTGTCCGATAGCAACTCCAGGTTGAATTGGGGCAGCATGACCAGTAGCGCCTTCGCCAGCAGCGGCTTTAGCGTTTACAGCAGTTTGTGATTGACCTGTAGCAGCAGCGTCACCAGGAAGAACAGCAGCCGTCACCGTTGGCATAGGATCTTGTCCTGCCTCAGCGAGGACAGCGGCGTGCTCACTGGCAAACTCCTCAAATTTTTCGTTTAACATATCTGACATGTGAGTTTTCCTCGATTGTATCTAGTATATTCTAAATTTATTTATGTTATTATAGATTTGAAAGGAATCTATCAAACGCGGAGATCATTTTTTCTTCGAGTTCAATTTTAGATGCTCTATTAATAGAGTCTTTCATTTCTTGGATTTCTTTTTCACGAAGGATACCACCTTCCCAAACCCACTCTTTACCTTCCATAATGCCATTGACAAAAGCATCTGGGGCAGAAGGATCGGCAACGATATCAGCAGCAGTAGCAAGCATAAAGTCTTCGCCAACATACTTAACTCCGTTTTGTTCTTTTAGAGAACCCATTCCTCTAGAAGAAACTCCTAGTTGTACACCCTCTCCTAAAAGGTTCTTGGCAATTTTACCCATTGGTGTATCAAGAACTCTTGCTTTACCAATAAAATTATTACCTTCTGCTTTTAGTGATGTGATCTTGTGAGATACCCGATCAAGATTGACCGTAGGACCATCGGGGTGTCCTAGTTCACCTAAAGCACGTCCAGGTTTTACGTACTCTTCGGAATACCTTTCAACTTCTTTGTTGAGTACATCGAAAGGATAGACTCTTCCATTACGGTTTTTAATTTCCGATTGGAGGAATACACCCTCAATATACAATTGTTTTTTGCCGTCTTTTTCCTCAGTGAGGATTTTGACGTTTTCGATGTTCTCTGTAATTAGTCTCATGGTTCTTCTGGAGTATCTCCTGTGGGTTCATCAAAGAACGTATTAGATACGGTCTTTTTGTATGTGTCAATAGTTTCCGAAGCTTTGGCGTACAGAATGTCCTCGATAGCATCGAGAGCATCTGCTCTTTTTTTGTCGGCAATTAAGTCAACAACGTTCAACACTTCAGAATCTAGCGGTTGGTCACTCATGATTTAAATACGGGTTGTAAACTATTTATCAATTTTATTTGTTTGTAGACGCGGAAGATGTATCTGGCATCTTTTTCATCTTGTCAATTTCTCTTTCGACACTATCATCTGCTGCTTGTGCTTCTAACTCTGGAGCAAAAGCACTATTCTGACGATCCATCATATCTAGAGAATTCATATCCGCGGGATTCATGGCGAGACCAGAATCAATGTCTGATGTAATTTGCTTATCCATCTCCTTCATATCTTTCTCAGTTTGTTGTAGAATTTGACGACGGATGTAGTCAACTGAGAAATACTTACCGAGGAATGGATCCATTTGTGCTACAAGGTTCATACGTTGTAGCATCATCTCCTGTTCCTTTAATTCATTGAAGTGATTGTCAAACAGAAAGTCATACTGGATATGCTCTTCCATATCATCCCAATCTTCAGGAGCGATTATTCCCTTGAGGATAAGTTGGGTCTTGAGAATATCGTGAAAAAGTTCGCTAAATCTCTTACGTAGTCTTCCAATAAACTTGGTAAACTTGAGTTCGTCACGGAGGACTTCAGTGGTCTTACCGAGATTGAATCCTTTATTGTCGTCTGTGAGACGGGAAGGAGGAAGATTGAGAGAGTTATAAAGTTTCTTTTTAAAGTACTCAACGTCCTTAAGTTCTCCAAGGTTCTGTCCTCCAGGCAACGTAGTAATTTCAGTACCACGTCCACCCTCTCTACGAGGCAACCAGAAATCCTCAAGCATACTCATATGCTTTTTGTCATCACGAATCTCGCCAGTGCTAGCATCGTAAACTAGTTTATTACGATAACGTGCCATGACATCACGGAGATATTGTTCCGCTTTTACCTTGGGAAGATTGCCAACGTCAATGTAAAAAATTCTACGTTCTGGTGCTCTTGATAGTCTGTAGATAACAAGACTATCTTCAATCATTCTTAATTGATTCAATGACTTGATTGCCTTGTGTAAGAAACTTATAGGCATTTTTTTATTAAGATCAGTCAATCCCGAATTACATTGGGAAATAGAATCAGCAGCAATTTTGATTCCCATCGAAGAAGCAAAATCGTAAGTAGCATTTATTCCAGTAACATTTGAAAATCCTTTTGGATTGTAAATGTAATAGTCTACAAAATCACCCCAATCATATTCCATGGCAGTTCCTTTAGCTGCCTGGGAAACTGATTCTGGAGATTTAATTTTTTGTCTTACTTTACGTACCTTAAGGGGGTCCATATAACGAAGTTCTAGGATACCGCGCTTGGGTTTGTCCAAGTCGATAACCTTGTGATAATATGTACGACCATCGATGTACCAAGTCCTGATGATTTGGTGAGCATTCTTGTCGAAATTTAAAAGTTTTTTGACGTGGTTAAATTCTTCTCTAATTTTTTTCTTTACGCCACTACTGACATCGAGATTAGATAACTCGATTTCAACAGGAGAATCATGAGCGTCACTGACTACAAATTCGTTTACAATTTCGTCAATAGCACTATCACATTCTGGGTGAAGCGACATGTCACGATAACGTTTGATTAATTCGTATTCACTCCGACCTTGTGAACCATCTACATCCACGTATGTACCAAAATGACCCCCAGCAGCAACTGCCACGGAGTCATTTTGATTTGGCGGGATAGGAGATTGACCCCTATCCTCGCCACCTTTGTTAATAATAAAACCGAAGAGTTGACTCATCTCAATAGATCTATGTTCCTATAGAACTATTTATTAGATCAAAGTTTAACCTCTTTAGTTGCTCCGTCGCCATTGTCAGCACCAGCTTCAAGGTTCGTGAAGTTTTCAGGCTTCTTGACTACCCAGTAAGAATATTGGAACTCAACTGTGAACTCTTCAATCTGATCGTTACTATCGTAACCAAGATCAATTTGAGAGACGTTAGTTGGGAAGGCATGTAGGAGAGTATACTCTCTTAATACCTGACCACCTTCTTTGCCGTGCTTCTCAAGTTGCTTGACTTTAACGTCACACATGTAACCATCTTTTTGGTTAGGAATGAAGTTGGGAGCGAAGTTTCCTTCATGAGTATTCATAGACTCCAACCATGCTTCAAAGTAAGAGCGAATCTTCATGTCCTTATCGTTAAAGAAGGTAGCGGTCCAAGTATCGAAGGTACGATCACCAGCGATCTTGACAGTTCTACCACGGAAAGGAACTTCGATTACACCCAAATTAGATGCAGGAAGTGCTGCTGATTTACAAAGAACATTAATTAGATCTTTGTCGGCTAGACCGCCGCTTCCAGCAGAATCTCCACTGCCAGAAGAACTAGGTACTCCGCCAACTAGACCTTGAGCAGGCCATTGAATGTCGATGGAGAACATATTGGGCTTGACACCTTGCCCAATATTTTGAATAAAGTTGTTGATACGTGTTGCCATTGTTTTTTCCTCTAATAAGTATGTGAATTAATTATCAAGCACCGATAACTTCACTGAAGGAAACACCTGATTTCGTTGCCGTAAGGGTAATCGAAACATAGTTGATAGAACGTGTTGGCTTGACGTAAATCTCAGCAACAAATTCGTTACGATCAACCACAGACGAAGTGTTATTCGTTTCATCACAAACTACGAGGAAGTCGGTAACTCCTCTTCCAGACTGAATCTCGGCCATGAATGAATTCAAGGCAGAAGCAAAAGATACTCTAGTTGTCGAATCATTCTGCTCAAACAGTACTCCTTTAGCAAGAGTTTCTGCTTGTCTTTGAATAGCAAGGAAGAGACGGCGAACATTAATTCTGTCGAAAGCAGACGGTGAAGCAAGAGCAGTCTTGTCTCCAAAGAGAATGACACCAGCACCAGTCATAGAAACAATAGGATTGATTCTTGATTGATATAGTTCGTCTCTATCTGCTTGGTTTGGGCTGTAAGCGATCTTAACAGCATTTCTTAATCCACCACGGTTAGTACCAGCGGGGGAATACCAGTCAGCTAATAGTGACGAAGTAGAAACACAAAGACCAGCAATATCGCCATTACATGGGATCCAACGATAGACATCGTTGAAACGGTCATACATGTACTTGATACCACTGTCGAATACAGCGTATGAGGTAGATGCTAAATTGTTGAAGTAGTTAAGGGTGTTAGTTTTTTGAGCGTTCTTAGTAAGAGCACCAGAAGAACCAACTTGATTTCCTCTATAAGGAGAAACGAAAGCAATACAATCTTTTCTATTTTGAGCAACTGCCATTACAGAACCTGCTTTAAGCAGAGTGTCTGTTTCATCTGACATTGAACCACCCATGAGAACGAAGTCAATTACTGCTTCTTCATCTTCACTGAAGATTTCGTAAGCAGCATCAATTTCACCAGGAGTGTAATCGAAGTCGTCAACACCATTGACGAAGGCGTAAGAATTAGCACCTGCTAGTTGGAACTGATCTCCACTTGTTAGAGCAGTAGATTCTTGACCCCATGCTTCTCCAACACCAGTACCTGTTAAGGTTGCTCCAGTAAAGACATACTCAGAACCTTCGTTGATAGCAGACTTATAGAAAGCAGAGGTGCCTTCAGATCCTTTACCGTCAGACAGTTTAGAAAGATAAGTCAAACGCTCAATGACAGTTCCAGCAGTTCCACTGATGTCGCCAGTAGAGTCAACAATAGCAACATGAACTTCATCATACTTGAGACCTCTAGCTGTAGCATAAGCAGAAGTTCCAGGACGAGGACCGATCTGGGAAAGCTTTACACCAGATACAGTAGCATAAGCATACCAATCAGTAGCAGAAGTAATAGCAACGTCAGCATCTAACGTAGCAACCGATACAACAATATCAGAACCACCACCAGTGGCAGCACCAGCAAGAGTGATAGTATTGCCAATAGCATAACCGTCTCCACCAGATAAGAGGGATACCGATACAGCACCACCAACACCAGATCCAGCATCAGCAACTACAACTTGGAATGTAGCACCACCAGCATCAGCAGCAGGGGTGTAAGTACCAGGAGTTCTACCTGATTCGGTAACGCCATTATGGGTGAAAGTTCCTACATCGTCACCATCTTCTAGTGTGTCAGAAGTGCTGATTAGATATGAAGGATCTGTGAGAGCAACAGTTAGTTTTGATGTGCCAGCATCCCATGCCATCACAGTAGCAGTTTTAGAACCACCAGCAGTGTTGAATGAAACTGTTCCACCAGCAACTAAAGAAGCATCTAGACCTGATCCGAGTGTTAGAACTTGATCGGGACCACGGTCAACAACAATAACCTTAAGAGCATTTCCCCATGCTCCAGGTGTTTTAGCAATGAAGTCTTCTCCACTACCTAAACCACCATCCCAATCTGCCTCATTTCTTACATTGAGGGAAGCATTAGATCCAGTATTAGCAGTATTGGTGCCAGTCTCGGCACGAACAACAGCGAGTCTGCCGCCGTAGTTTAGGAATTCAGAAGCAACGAAATAATCTTCGGCGTTTGCCGATTTGGGTGCTCCGAATACATCCAACAATTGTTTTTGTGAGCTGATAGTTACAATCTCTCCAACAGGACCTCTAGCAAAAGTCGAAGCAAACGCGGCAGTGGAAGCACTGGTGTTTGTTACGACAGCTGTAGTGAGATCACGTTCTTTGATAATAATACCAGGCGAGATAAGACTTGCCATGTTATTCTCCTTAGTAGGTATCCAGAATTTTAATCTGAAATTATTTATTATTTTGGACTATTTGACTGGGGAAACAATACATGAACAACCTACCAGTCTGGATATATATCTTTTATTCCAGAAACTGGATTGTGTGTCATTTTTCTAGATCTAGTAACCCTTTTAATCGTACAATTTTTACATTCATATGAATATGCTGATGGGAGAGGTCTTTTGTTTTTTCTGATTAAGTAAAAATCATCCAACAAATCTTTCTTTTTTCCACAAGTTCTACAAATTCTCTCCTTAAAGATTAAATGTTCTAGAGAAAACTGATCGCTTAAATCCATTATCTATAGTCCCACATATATCCTACTTCTTCTTGAGTATCTCCATACCATACAGTCCCATCAGTCACAAAACCTTCGTCACCTTCTAGACCAGTAGTAATAAAACCGAAAGGAGACATATCTTGTTCAATCTGATTTTTTTGTTCATCGTAAATACGTTGACGAATATCATTATCAGTCATTTCCTTAAAGTAATCTTGCTGTACCAACCAGGCAAAGATAACCATACACATTACAAGGTCATCATGAAATCCATCGTCTGCTTCAAACGATTGTTTCTTCTGAATAAATGTAGTTAGTTCATTAATAATGTCATAGTCATTGAAGATAAGTTTGTCATCCTCGATGATCTGTTTGAGGTTGGCACAACCAATCTTCTTAACAGTAACACTCATCTTAACACCAAGTTGTGTTTTGTTACCAGAAAATCCTTGTCCAACAATTTGACCAGCACGTCCTCTCATGGCACACATAAGAACGTTGGGATATTCTAGATCAAAGTTTAAAATAGATGCTACTTGATCTCCAATATCATTAACTTCAATCATTGCCCAAGCATTGTTATATCCCCTAGCAACATCATTAATGACACTAGGAAATAGCATCGGTTTAATTTCGTTGTTTCTATATTTTGCTACAATACGATATGGAACAGTAGTGATGTCATATACAATGAAAGCAGAATAGTCGCCACCGATGCCACGACTAACGTCAACTGTCATTAAGTATTCGTTATTTTCTTTTGGATTTTCATATACATCCAATCCTTTACTTCTAGTAATTGGTTCTTCAAATACTAATGTCTTGAGCTTAGTGGCAGAGATTAGTGTGTCAACAGATCCCAGAAATTCACATTCAAACTCTTGTGTGAACTGACGTTGGGAGGTGTTCTTAATTGTTTGTTCTTTCCAGTCAGCATCCCTACCAGGAACCTGGGACCAGTGTACTTCGTGATAAGTATATCCATTTCTCCCACTTACAGCA